ATGAGCCAACAAGAAGAATATGCGGCGACTTATGAATTTGGAAAAACGAAAGTCCATGTTGTGGCTCCTGAGCCAAAATCACAAAAGGATATTGATAAAATCCGTCAAGCATATTACAAGGCTGGTTGGGCCATCATCAAAGAGATACAAGTAAAAGCAAACGTTGAGGAATAGTTCCTCTCTTTTTATACGAAAAGTAGACAAGTTACATATGTACTAAGTTCATTGTAACCATTTGAAAACTAAATATGGAGGCGAACAGATATGGGAACAAGCACATACTGCAATTCAGCGATAGGAGAATTATTACAGAATGCCAGAGAATGTTGTGACAATGTTCAGCTGAAAACGAAGAAAGGGCTATCTAAGTACCTTGGTATTACACATGAAAGATTAACCCGTATTGAATCTGGACTTTCTAAACCAGAATTTGAACTTGCGATGGATTGGTGCCATGCAACAGGGGCAAAGTTGAATCAACAAGCAATCAAACATATTTATGGTGTTGGGTTACCTCCTACAGATCCACGCTTAACTCAAGATTTAAATCTACAATTGATGAACTACATTAAACAGGCCGAAGAGGGGATTGCGGCAGCAAAGGAAATCATGAACTTACAAGTTACAACAAGGTCATGGAAGCATGATGAAAAAAAGAAACATGAATATGCAGTTCATGCAAAAGAAATCTTCGATACAATCCAAGCTACTCAATGTGTAGTTCAAGCTCTTGAACAAGTTCATTTTGGCATTATGGAACAAATACAAAGAAGTTGGTTGCAAAAGGCTATGGCGGAGAACGTTATTATTCAATCGGTGGATAGCTTAATGAATTTAACAAAGGTGCTGTAAAGGGGGAAGGAAAATGACAGTAGATTATAAGAAACCTAGTTTAAAAGAATATAAGGAATTAATTCGTTATGATGCAAAACTAACTGGTGAAATTAAAATAGCAGAATTACTTAATGAAGATTCAAAAACAGTTGAGTTAAAGCAAGAGAAGAAATTATTGGGGATTCGAATCAAAATTATAGAGGCATCATTTATTTTGAAGCATAAATGGGTAAATAAAAAAGCTACCGTCTAGACAACAGTAGCTCTGAAAAATATCGTAAAGCAATTATAACATTATATAAATCATTTGGACAAGCCACTGTGCTTGTCGTTATGACCAGAAAGGGATTGTTTCTCCCATACCTCTACAATGTTCCTTTCTGGTTGTAACGATGCGTACAGCATTAATTTAATTAGAAAGGAGATGTAATTTATGAATGATAAAAACAATTATCTTCATGATCTAGTTCTTCCAGGAGATTTCTCATTCGCTAATAAACTTCGTAACTGTATGAGTGAATGTATTTATAACATGTTTAATGCAGAATCAACCGAAGAATCAAATCACTGGGAAGAAGAGCTGGAGCGATGTATAAGGGAATTTAAAATGCTTCGTGATACAAAAGAGGAACATGAGGCGTCTATGAGTTATCGTGTAGTAATTAAAGATTTAAGAGCAAGAGAAGTTAACGCTTCGTTAGTAACACGTAGAAAATAAAAAAGATCTATCACTTGGCAGAGTGATAGACAAACGGTCTTGCAAAGATCTTAGGATTAATTATATCAAATTAGCATTCGTATAACAACGGAGTGTGCTACATGCTTTTAGACAAATCATTACATAGAGTGTTGCTGAATCCTAAAGTGTTTCAACAAGCAACATCAGAGCAACACCTAATTTACTTAGTAAAACAATATCTCAAAATAGGATACAGGAATTATCGCTTATTACGTGTAGAGGACGGATTCGCGATATGTAAACGGGAGGATGAATAATATGGCAGTTTATAGACCAGTACACGTTTCATTTTGGCAGGATTCATTTGTTTTAGATCTTACACCGGAGGAGAAGTATTTCTACTTATATTTGATGACAAACAGTAAGACGTCCCAATCAGGAATCTATGAGCTTCCACTTCGTATCATCGAAACTGATACGGGATATAACCGTGAAACTGTTATGAAGCTATTAGAACGTTTTGCTGAGTATGGAAAAATTAATTACAACCAAAAAACAAAAGAGTTGTTCTTAATCAACTGGTTGAAATTCAATCCAATTAAAAATGTAAACATTGAAAAGTGTGTTTTAAAAGAAATTCAATCTGTAAAGGACCAGGATTTTTTAGTTGATTTCTATGAAACTTGCTTGCAATTAGAACGAGAACAAGATTTTAAAATTCCTCGTATTAAGGAGTATTTATCGGTCCGTTTGGAGGGGCTTATAAGGGGCTTCCAAGACCCTAGCAAGGAAGAAGAAAAAGAACAACAACAAGAAGAACGCGCAGGCGCGGAAGAAGTTGTTGAGGTTAATCCAATTTCTTTTTACGAACAAAACTTCGGACTGATTACACCTTTTATCGCAGATGGTATTTATGCTTGGATAGATGATTTAAATGCAGAGCTAGTTATTAAGGCTATGGAGATTGCTTTAGAGAAGAATACGAGAAACATGTCTTACGTAAATACGATTTTAAGGGATTGGCATCTTAAAGGATTTAAAACAGTAACTGATGTTGAGGCAGCTGATAAAGCATTTCGTGCTCAGCGATTAACAAAAGCGTTATTTGAATTGAAAAGGGGCAAGCAAAGATAAAATAAGACCGCTCCTTTTATAGGAACAGCCGTACAAATATCAAGTGCTGGAGGTCACTCCAAATGGCATAAGATGTTTTCTCTAGAAAGTATGGACAAGAAATTTTACGATTATACGTAAAATGGCAGGCAACTAATTAAGTTACCCACCTGTTCTCAAGTGGTACGGAGGAGAGAGCTCCGTTTGGAAAGAGTACAGCCGTGGGAAGTCGGCTTGCAGATAGTATGTACGATATAAAAAAGATTATTCGTAAAGTGAAATATGAATGTTTTTTATGAAAGTATTATTTTATAAATGAAAAAATAGGAGTGCTTGACCAAAGCACCCTATGACGCTAACAACACCCTATAACAATATATGCTCGTTTTTCTTGAAAATGTTTTTTATAATAAAAGCTATCTCTTGTCTATGTAAATATATGCTTAATTAATATAAACCGTGCGTATGTTTGAGTAAGATGTTTATTTACAAATATAAAGAGCGCTTTTTAAGGCGCTCCATGACCAAAACTAATATTGAAAAGAATACCGCATTATATTTTATGTATGTTCTTATTAAGTGTGTAGTTTAAAAAAACTTTCTTTTGCACAACAAAGCAGCTAGTTAATAAAACTAACTGCTTGTTGTACTAAAGAAACGCTGCGCTTACAGAAATAGTTTGTAACTTTAAGTTACAAAAATAGTATGAACAGGGTTAAAAATGTTATACAGAAATAAAAGAAAACAAAATAAAAAAGAGCACCATGCATAAGTGCTCTTTAAGATAGGAGGTAACACTTTGAGCTGGATGTTTAGGTTATAATTATATGGTGTAGAAAAGAAATAAGACCTAAAATTTAGTAACAACTCAATACAAAATAGCAGCTAGCACAAAAGCTAGCTGCTCGCCTCTCGACCAAGAGAGCAAGAGTGGAAGAATTTAAAACTACCTTTTAAATTCTTCCATAGTATCGGAAAATACTTAGAATTTTATTCGTGTAAAACATAAAAAGAGCAGCTAACAAAAGCTAACAGCCAAACCCTCGGATATGAAGGGAATAAGAAACTGTATTTATAGGATTGACGAAATATTGATTTTTATTCAGGTAATTACGTTACATGTTTGACGATATAGTCTTTTATTAATAAAAAAGCTACAAGAAGAAACATTACGTCAATCGAGAACCAAAACATATCTTTTTGAGGTTTTTTAAACTCTGATATTATGGAAAACATTAAAAATAAGGCAACGACTATTACAATACAGAGCTTAATTATATCAGACATTTATAGCACTCCTAACATTTAATCTTTTTTATTATATAGCTATTACCAATGTTGAGGAATTTAAAAAGTGTTTTATGAGAATTTAAACAAAATAATCCTTTGTTAATAAAAAGTTACTAAAATATGAAAAGATAATATCATAATCCCAATTACACATTTTGTCCTACTGGAAGAACCAGCGGACACTGAACTGCAAAGAGCATTAATGAGATTGCTCTGTAGTTTAGTGTCCGCTTTTTTATTTGAAAAATAGACAAGGAGCGTTTGTATATATGGATCAATTAACTTTCTTATCTAAAATAGATCGTGCAGCTACTCAATCAAAACTAGAACGATTACTTGAAGAAGTAAGGATTTATAAACAGTTTGGTATGGTTCGGGAAGAAATGAAAGTAACACCTTCATATGAGGTGCGATATCATGGTCCTACAAATACGGTAGTAAATCGATTAGAAGATGTAGCTTTAGAACATTTAAAGCGTAGCGAACGCGAACAGTACCTAAAAGATATGTCATTCCGTATCAATCAGTTTTTAATTCGTTTAGGTAATGGTCGATCGGGAAAGATTCAAAGGGATATTATTAATAAGCGTTATTTAGAAGAAGATGTGTGTGATTATATGATTTATAACGAAATTGGAATGGCTGAACGCACTTATCGCCGTTGGAAGTCTAGAGCGTTTTATAATTTAGCTTTTGCTCTTAGATTAGAAGTATATGAGGCAGAAGAAAATGGAGGTAATGAATAATGAATTTTGTTCAACCAATACGTAATCCAGAGCAAATACAGCAGTTAAAAGAGTATTTTAAGGAAAAGAGCTTACGTAATTACATTCTCTTCATTATGGGTATTAATACAGGTCTTAGAATCTCAGATATTTTGAAATCGAAAGTAGGGGATGTTAAAGGCAGTCATATATCTATGCGGGAAAAGAAAACAGGGAAACAGAAACGAATACAAATTACTGCAGCACTGAAAAGAGAACTTAAATGGTTTATTATAGAAAGACAAGACAATGAGTATTTATTGCAAAGCAGACAAGGTAATAATCGTCCAATTGGTCGTAGCATGGCATATAAGATATTAAGCGGAGCAGCGGCAGAGTTCGGGTTAGATGAAATAGGAACACATACGTTAAGAAAAACATATGGGTATCACATGTACATGCAAACGAAAAACATAGCATTACTCATGGAGATATTCAATCACTCTTCAGAGAAGGTCACATTACGTTATATAGGTGTTAACCAAGATGCAATGGATAAAGAAATGACTAGGTTTAAAATCTAATCATTGCTTATTTCTTTTTTAGTCTAGGGGTATCACAGCATTTTGGAAAAAACGACGTTAAGAGTGTGCAAGATTTTATACAGTTCCAGTAACAAACAGGAACCCTAAAACCTCGCTAGGATAGGAATGTATAAAAAATGCATAGATCCATAGAACAAAAAAAGAAGGTTTCTTGCTACCAATAATGAGACGTTATGTTAACTAAATTTGAATATCGTATACAGACTAAAAACAGAAAAAACTTCCAATTGTGTAGGTTGTTTTTTCTGTTTTTTTGATGATAGTTGTTAACTGATGTCTCACATTTCAAAAAAAAACAACTCTTTTGTTTGCTTGTCCACACCATTTCACCTCTTTATGAATTATATAGTATTAAAGGAGGTGAAAAGAATGAATGAAGATATTATTTCAATTGGGGCAAATTGTATAGTGAGAATTAGAAACAGATTCTTTCTTCTAGTAGAAATTGAAGTGGAATTTGGAAATGTAGCCATAGAGGAATTTGTTTTTATTCGAATATCTGAGCAAGAAGCTAGAACATTGTTAGCAGGGGGTATTCAACGTTGTACTATTTCTAATTGTATTCCTAGGTCTCATGATGATTTAGAAGTAGAATTCATTTGTGTTTTAATCGTGGGTGGGGAAGCATTTGCGGTTTTTGATGTAGAAGACGATGTTGATGAAGCTGTACTTGTTCCAATTTCATTAAGAGAAGCCGAGCGTTTAATCTGTAGAGGAGCAAGACGATGTACAGTTATTAATAGATAAGAGTAAGCCTTTTGGGAGCTAAAGAGGTTTCATTTTGTGTGGCTTCTTTTAAGAGTGAGTATGTAAATATGAATATCCTCCAGAGTAATTGACTGGAGGATATTTTTGTAGACTTCTAGATGTATTAACTACCAATAATGAGACATGTATGAGATATATAATCAAACAAAATTATTTTCCATTTTTATTTTTATTTTGAAATAGATGCACAATCAAAATTCCACCAACAAATAAGATTGAAAATCCTACAACGATATACAATCTGTTTTTGGGTATTCCTAATATAATTGCAAGATAACTAAAAGAAAAAGCCCATAATGCTAAAACTATGATTTCTAACATCTTCTTTTTTATTAAAAGTTAAGCACCCAAAATCCCCTTGAAAAAGTTGTATCCGGAATATTGTAATAAAATAAAAAAAGACCCTACAAGAGGGTCTTTCATCAGCTAATATTAAGCTTTTTGAACATTAGTAGCTTGTAGGCCACGTTGTCCTTTTTCTACTTCAAACGTTACACGTTGTCCTTCGTCTAAAGATTTGAAACCGTCGATTTGGATAGCTGAGAAATGTACGAATACGTCTTCTCCACCTTCACGCTCGATGAATCCAAAACCTTTTTCTGCATTAAACCATTTTACTTTACCTTGTTCCATAATTGTTGCCTCCTAGTGTGGATACCCACACATATGTTACTACCCTTGCTCAAATACCTTAGACGAAAAACAAAATCTATTCTTAATCTCAAGTCAAACAAAAATAGGTCTTTCTTAAATTAACACACTTTCTAAAAAATAGCAAATTTCAAAAATAAGTTCTTATAGTAATTAGCTACTAATAGTTGTTGCTGGAGAAAAAGTCACTATGATAGTCATCACAGCAAGAAATTGCCAAAGGATCTCAACTATATCATTGGTTTAATTTTTTTCAAACATTCAACAACTGATAAAATTAGCTATTTTCGAGTTGAATTTTACTTTTGATAACGATAATTATGTAAATAAGCTGTCCATATGGGCAGCTTATTTTATTTTTCCGCATAGCGTAGGTTATTTTGCAAAATGCTGGTGGTATCCCTATACAGTTACTCATAATTTTCGTACTATGTAACTCAAAAGAGAAAATTAAATGAAATCAATGATACCAAGGGATTCAGCGAAGAGGTCAGTTACACACAATATAAGATATGGGTAACTTAATAGAGATAGTATTATCTTTATTGTTTTGATGATAGAATATTTAGATAAAGAGAGGTGTTAGTTAATGGAAGAGAAAAAGAAATCTGATGAAGAAGATGGTGTAAAGAAAGCAAAAAATCAAGATTTTGATTTATCTAAAACACTTGAAGGCTCTGAATTAGCTAATGTAATAGCAGAATTACAAAAAAACGTTTATGAACAAATAAGACCAGTGCTAGAAGCAAGTCAGAAAATGTATGAACAGATACAACCAGAATTGTATGGAATGGCTGATGCAATAGCAGAATCACAAAAAAAAGCTTATGAACAAATAAGACCAGTGTTAGAAGCAAGACAAAATATGTATGAACAGATACAACCAGAATTGTATGGAATGGCTAATGCAATAGCAGAATCGCAAAAAAAAGCTTATGAACAAATAAGACCAGTGCTAGAAGCACAAAGGAAGTTGGCTGAGCAAATTCAACCAATTATAGAAGTGTATAACAATATTGATTGGGATTCTATACGTGAGGCAATAGCAGAGCAAATCAAAGAAATAGAAAGCATACTAATTGAACATGAAAAGAATTTTTGGTGCTTAGATATAGATATTATGTCTAATATATTGGATGGCGAAATAACAACTGAGGATTTAACGGAATATATAGATGCAAATCTTGAATCGTATATAGCAGAAATAGTTCAAGATCCTATATATGAACTTCATGCAACTTTAATTGAAGAAACTTATGAAGTGTATAAAGGTGGATTTTATAAATTATGCACAATGCCGCTTTTTGCAGCATTTGAGCACATTTTTACATTGTGGTACATGGGGAAAATAAAAAAGGATGAGGTATCAGTTAATCATAAACCAAACGTGAAGAGACTATATCATAAAATAAAACCTGAAAATTATAACGATGATAATGATGTAGAAAAAGAAGAATTGAATACAATTTTTGCACTATCTGTACTTAGGACGTATAAAAACACATTTGTTAGAATACCAGATGACTTATGTCGAAATCTTAATCGTAATTCAATTGCACATGGGTATCATGATTACGATTCTATTACTAAGACAGAGGTACTTAAATTGTTTCAACTACTTAAATCTGCTCTGATATTAAAGTCGTTTGACTCAAATAGAGTGGCAGAGTTGTGACCGTTTTTTGGCAGGAAATGTGCCGATTGTTTTGGAATCAGCGTGATATATTTGTATTGTGAGAAGTGGCGGAAAACACAACTCATAAAAATTCCTTTTATATTCTTTATGTTGTCTAAACGGTTTTATAATGACGGCACATAAAATCCGAAACCAGCAGATGGTACTGATTGAATGTTACTGTTATTAAGGAGAGCTTTTGCTCTTCTTCTAGTTACTTAATAATGAGCAAGTAGATTGATGTAGCGTTAGGGGATTGGAAGAAGAATAAAACCTCATGTATCGTAATTGAGTTATAAATTAATACTTATTAAAAAAGCAAACATATAGTTGCTTTTTTAGTTTGGAGAAGTAATTAAAGATGAAAATATCACTTTAATTTATAAAGCTATAGTGTGTGAGTTTCTCGTTAAGTTGAGGTTTAGTGGAGAGATGATATATTGAAATAAATAGTCATTTCTTATAATCTTAATATAGACTTATAAAGAGAGAGGGAATTTAATGATATGAGTGAATTAGAGAAGAGTAATTTCATACAAAAGGTTATTATGGGGAATGGAATAATAATATTATTGTTACTTTTAATGGGAATGATAGCTATTTTTGTTACAGGATATACGACTAATGGGAAAGTACTTATTGATCAGATTTCTTTCGCTTCTAGCCTTGCTTCGATATTATTAGCAATAATGGCTATGGTTTATGCGTTTTTTCAGGCAAAAGAATCATCACAGCAAAGTCTCCAAGTAAACAGTAGCTTAGAAAAAATTGATGGGAAAATTATTGAATTAGTGACAATTAAGGATGAAATTTCTTCATTAAGAAGTATTCTTGAAGAACAGTCAGAATGGATTAATAATTCAACTGAAGAACTAGAAAATATAGTGATAGATTTTAAAGGAACAACAGAGAAAAATCCAAAAGAAAATAAGGATGAACTTCAACGTAAAATTGAAGATATTGAAGCAAAACTGAATAAAATTCAAGAAAATAAGAAAAAAACAGAGGGACTTATTAATCCTCTTTTATTAGGAGAAAATATTCAGCTAAACGGTAACATTTCCAATGATCAAGATAAACTTCGTAATGAATCAATTAAGAGAATGCTCTATGGTCAAAATTAGAAAAAGCATCCATTCGGGTGCTTTTTCTAATTTTGAAGGAGGATGAAGGATGGATCTAACCAAATTAACTGAACGGGAACGAGTGTTTGTAATTGGTGCATTTATGATGATGGTCGGGCAGGATATTGTGAACGAATTGATAAAAAGAAAATAAAGAGTGTAATTCCAGTCTTTAGTACAATGGAAGACAACACAATGCTAAAGCAAAGAAGAGAAGCGATGATTAGTTTGCTCGATAAAACAATGGAGGAGTTCTTAGTAACGGATGAATGATGAAAGAATATAAAACCAAACAACAGAAGCGTAAGTTCTATGACAGTGGTGAGTGGAAGAGTATACGTGAGCAAGTAAAGAAGCGTGATAACTATGAGTGCCAGGAATGTAAACGAAACGGTCGATTACAAACAGACACCAATGAATACAGTGAGAGTGCAAAGCGTAAGAAGATACAGTTGGTTGTCCATCATATCAAAGAGCTTGAACATCATCCAGAACTTGCATTAGAAATAGATAACTTAGAAACAGTCTGTGTGGATTGTCATAATAAAGAACATGGCAGAGTATTTGTAAAAAAGATAAACAAATGGGAAAACGATGAAAAGTGGTAAAAATGATTCGGTAATAACACCCCCCCTTAAAATATTTCATCAAAAATTGCTCTAAGGGGCACCGGAGGAGGGGGTCGTTTTTCCAGATTTTTGAGCAGTATCGCATAGGACCCCTACCCAACATAAAAATATGATTGAATCGAGGTGATATTATGGCGGACATAGATGAACGTGAGGTGCTAGTTAACAAAGAAAAAAATCGTTTAAAAAGATTATTTAAAGACATCCCACCTAGTAAGTTGAAAGTGGTTGAGGGGTTAATTATTCAGGCAGCAAGACTACGAGTTTTATTAAATGAGATGTGGATAGATATATCTGAGAATGGTGACTATGAAATGTTCTCACAATCTGATAAAACAGAGCCGTATGAAAGAGAGCGACCTGTTGCCCGATTATATAATACCCGCGATCAATCATATCAAAGAGTCATTAAACAACTAACAGATTTATTGCCAGAAGGAAGTAATAAAAAAGAAATTAAGAAGTATTCGGCAAGTGATTTAATATGATTTCCCATAAGTATGTAAGTGAATATATAGAATTATATGAAACAGGAACAGTAGTATTAAATAAGGAACGTATCATGCTTATTCATTATTTAAAGCAAGATATATTAACCCGTAATGATTTACATTTTGATGTGGATTTAATTCATAAATGTGTAACTTTCATAGAAAAGTGGCATTTCAAATTAAATTCCTTTCAGAAATTTTTAATAGCATTTGTGTTTTTGTTTGATGAATATGAGGATGTTTATTTTGATCAACACTTCTGGATGATGGCAAGGGGTGCTGGTAAAAACGGATTGATTAGTGCGTTGACACACTTCTTTATTAGCGAATTGCACGGTATTGAGCATTACAACGTATCAGTAGTTAAACCGAAAGCATCCGTGCAATATAAAGAACACGATTTAAAAGGAAAAACTTACTACATTACGACTTATAACGTCTATATTTCTATAAAATAAAAAAAGGCCAGCTTATAGGCTGGCTCTTTTTTATGGATGATATACTCCCTGAGCGTAATGATAAACTGTTTTTTCATTTGCTTTTGAAATCGGATTAGTTTTGTTAGGACCATTGTAATAACCAAGAGTCACAATATCGTAGTAGTGTGTTGATCTTGAAGCCCAGAAAGAATAATTCCCCTTACCACTAGGCATTTCCACTGAACCTTCAAATGCGCCATTTGCTCCTACAGTACATAAAATATCTTTTTTAGCAAAATTTAGTGCGCCATCGAAGTAAATGTAAAAAGTTGTACCAGCAGGTACTGCTTGTCCATTTGCGTCATATGCATATCCTTTGAATGTTGTGTTTTTATATGCATAAACTCGATACTTTTTACCTTGCCCATAGTCGATATACTCATTGTTTCCGATGTTAGTAATTTGCACTTTGTCGACAAGTGGCGTGTTTTCAGCTGCACTTGCATTATTGCTTGGTAAAATAAAGCCAAATACTACTAATCCAATTAGCATAAGTGAAGTTAAAATTTTCTTCATAATCACATCTCCTATAATGGTTTTTACACCCTAAATTTTACAGGGGTTAAATGTAAATTACAACATTTATATATATTGTATTAATATGCAATGTTGCATATTAATAATGAGGCCACATATAAATTACACAATAGCAAAGGGATACTATGTAACGGCAAGTGAAGTCTATGCATAGACTAAATATTTCATAGAAAAGAATAGTTTTATGAACAAAATTATTATCTGGTTCTATATGTAGATAATTATATATTGATTTTCATCTTTATAAATGTTAGGGTAAATATACACCGTTTCTTATTTATCTATGAGTACTGTCTGTAGAACGAATAGAATAATTTGAAAAAAATCCCCTTTTGCACCTATATGCAGAAGGGGATTTTAATATTTATGAGATTTAAAATTTACTTTTAGATAATGCTTTAAGTACGGGCTTTACAATTAAACCTATTAAACGAAAGCCTTTAAATATAGAGCGTACAACTTTCAAGGAATGTTCCTCCTAGTTGATGTTAATAAATGTATCATTATATAAAAAATAGAGATATAAAAATTTTTCTTCCATTTATCTTGTTCTTTTAAATTCTTCTTTCTTTGCCCTTAGAATCTAGCAAAATAGCATAAAAATTAATTAAAAAAGACAATTATTCTATTTATAAAACTATTCACTAAATTATTACCTTGATTAATCTTTAGAATCCTCATCGCTCATAATATATTCGATATCTTCATCTGTAAATTCATTGCCTTTAAATACTGGATGCCCATTTGGATCGAGCATACCCATTACTTTTTTATCTCTATCAGACACAATTAGTGTATAGTCCTCCATAAGAAAAGGGTTTTTTGGTAAATCCACTAATATTCTCCAAGCTGGTCTTATATCATCATTGTTTCTATTTTCTTTCACAATTTTAAATGTATAAGCCTCATCAAAGAAAAGCTGGTTGATATCTTCATTAACTACTCCATCTAATTTATTTTTCTTATGATAATGTTTAGCAATTTCTATTGCTTCCTGAGGCTTTAACATTACATCTACAGTAATTTCATTTATTTTCCTATAATGTCTTGAAAAATCTTCTTGCTTTAATTTTATATAATTTTGAAATTCTTCAGTAGACAATTGTTTAAACTCTTCATCAGACATATTTTTATACTTATCTAAAGACAT